TCATTATCAAGTAAATTTAAAGAAATAATAAAATCAGGTGAAAAACTAATATTAAATTGATTAATAATATTATTAATATTTTCTTGAATATTATTAATAAAACGTCTAATTTCATCAATATCTTTATTACATTTTATTATTAATTGATTTTTTGTAAATAATTTATTATATTGATTTTTTAAATTTTCAATATTATTAGGATCACCTCCTTTTATATTATTAAATTGATTAGATTTATCAGATAAATTAGATTTATTTAAATTTTTTTTGAATTTCATATAATATATATTTATAATTAAAAAAAAAAATATAAAACAAATAAAAAAGAGTAAATATATAAAATAGTCTATAAATAATAAAATTAATAAAATAAAATATTTAAAGAAAAAAAAATAATAAATAATAAATTAATGGTAAAAAAATTAGATAATAATTTATCAGAAATAGAAAAATATGATGAAGAATTATTAGAAGATGAGAATATAAGTAAGGAAGATAAAAATATAATAAAAGTTAAGGGTAAAAGGGGTAGAAAACCAAAAAATTATATAAAAAATAATGAAGATGAGATAGAAAAAAAGAATAATGTATTAGTAAAGGTAACAAAAACAAAAGAGATAGAAGATAATGATGAAATAGTAAGTGGTATTCCAAAGAAGAGGGGAAGGAAACCGAAAGATAATAAGATAAAGAATTTGAAGGTATTTGATATCAATCAGCATTTAATGGAGGAACAGGTATCGATATTACATTTACCGATAAACAATAATGATTTAAATAGTTTAGATAAGTCATTATTAGGTAATGATATATTAAAATATAATCCAGAGATACCGAATGAACCGATTCCGTTTGATCCGAGAACGAATGATAATTATTCAAGATTAAATAGTGGAATGATGGATATAAATGAGATAACATATAATGAGAATGAAATAAATGAAGAGATAAATCATCAGAATAATAATAGTAATATAAAGAAATTTACACAAGAGAATAGTATAATAATGATAGATACATTAATGACGAATAATAATTTACATAAAGAGAATAAAGAAATAAATAGGAAGGAAGAATATTGCAAGCAATCAGATATAGATAATAGTTATATAAAGAAGAATTTAAAGAATATACAGTATGAATTCATAGAGAGTAATATGAGGAGTAGTTGGCCAATGAAAGTAAATATAGCATGTTTATGGGATTGTCATACATTTGATACAGTTCCAGTAGCGATACCGAAGAAGTATGTAAATGGAATATTTTATTTGTATGGAAATTTTTGTGATTTTTCATGTGCAGCAAAGTATTTATTTAATAGTAATAAGTCAATAGCGGAGAAGCAGGAAGAATTTTCATTATTAAATTTATTAAAGACAAAATTGACAGGGAATAATAAGAAGATAGAGTTAGCGGGTCCGAGAGAGACATTAACATTATTTGGAGGTTATAAGGATATAGTAAAGTTTAGGTCATCAGAATCGATAGATAATAAGACATATAATTTGATAGAATATCCGTTAATATCATTAGTTCCAACGGTAGAAGAGAATACAATAAATTATTCAATTAAGGAGGATGAATGTTATATACCAATAAATAAGAGTATGATGAAGAGGGCAAATGAATCATTAAAATTAGTAGGAAATAAGAGTAATAAGAATAAGACATTAATACAGTATATGAAATTAGAATAGAAAAGCTTAATATATAAAGTTATTTTATATATATAAAAATATATATAAAAATGAGAATAATATCATGGGATATAGGAATAAAGAATTTAGCATATTGTATATTAGTAGATAATAAGATAGAGAAATGGAATACAATATCATTAATAAGTGAAGATGAGAAGGTAAAAAAGATAAGTTTAAATACATTAACAGAAAGATTATTAAAAGAGATAATAAGTAATGAAGATTTATTTAATATAGATTATGTATTATTAGAGAATCAACCATGTTTAAAGAATCCGATAATGAAAAGCTTACAGATAATAATATATACATTATATTATTTAGATAAATTAAAAAGAAAAAGGATAAATGAAATATTATTAATAAATGCATGTAATAAGTTAAAGGTTTATAAGGGACCAGTAATAAATTTAGATGTAAAGAGTTCATATCAAAAGAGAAAGAAATTATCAGTAATACATACACAATATTTTTTAAAAGAGTTAGGTCAAGAAGAAATATTAAAGAATATAAATAAAAAGAAGATAGATGATTTATGTGATACATATTTACAAGGATTATATTTTTATAATAAGATGTTAGAAGATATGCAAATAAAAAATAAAAATACGAATAAATCAAATGCAAAAAAGGCTGTAAAAATATTTATAGAAGATATAGAAATAATTAATAATGAAGAAGATGAAGAGCAATTAGATGAAGATAATTAATAAAAAAAATAAATAAAAAAAAATAATAAAGAATTCGTTAAAAAATAATATGAGTTGCGTATTATTTAAATAAATAGTTTCTAATAATAATAATAAATATTAAGTAAAAAAAATATGGATAATTTTCAGAATAAAGGTTCAGGACCCAATTTTTTTCCGGATATGAAGAAGGATATATCACCGAAGCATATACCGTTAGAGGGTTTGGAATATTTAGCAGATCCTAAGAAGAAATCGAAGGATGTAGATATACCGAGAAGAGTAGAAAATAATAGTAATCATACATTTAAGATATCAGAGAGTTCAGATAGTGGATCATCATATTCAGATAGTAGTTCAGGATCAGATACAGAATCAATAGATAGAGGAAATAATAATATGAATAAGGGTAATTTTTCATTTTTCAATAAGACACCGAATATGAATGAGACGAGGGGTATGGGAAGTGTGAGTGGAAGTAGTGATGGGGGTAGTGAGACAGATTCATCAGGAGATTCATCAGGATCAGGTTCAGGATCAGAATATACGGATGAAACAGATAGTTCAATACAGGAGAGGGAGAAGACATATGAGGAGATAATGGAAGAGAAGCAAGAATTATTATATCAGTTAGATAGATTAGAGAAGCAGGGTTATAAGACAGCAAGGAAATATACATTAGCATCAAATTTAGATGATTTAAAGTCAGAGGTAAATAAATTGAAGAGACAGAGGGATGTAGAGAAGAGTATAAAATTTTATAGGAAGGGTTTAATAGCGATAGTAAGTGGTATAGAGTATATGAATAATAAGTTTGATCCATTAGATATAAAGTTAGATGGATGGTCAGAGTCACAGATGGAGAATATAACAGATTATGATGAGGTATTTGAGGAATTACATGATAAGTATTCAGAGAGTATAAAGATAGCACCAGAATTAAAATTATTGATGATGGTAGGAGGAAGTGCATTTATGTTTCATATGACGAATACATTATTTAAATCAGCGGCTCCGAATATAAATGATATATTAAAACAGAATCCACAATTAGCGAGGGATTTGCAGCAAGCGACGATGAATAATATGCAACAGAATTTAGGACAGCAATCGAATCCATTATTTGGATTTATGCAGCAATCACAGCCACAGTTTAATAGACAAGTTCCACCACAACAGCAGTTTAATCAAGCAGCACCACAACAACCGATGAGACCAATGAGAGGACCCCAAGGAGTAGATGATATATTAAGGGATTTGAATACACAGAATGTTCCAATGCAACAGACAAGACCAGTGTCAAGTATGCCACAACAATCAATACCACAACAGCAGCAACAACAACAACAATCACAGAATAGAGGACCTATAACACAGAATGAAATATTAACACCATCAAGGAGAGGAAGAAGGAATAATCCAGCAGATGCGATAAATATAAATTTTTAAATAAAAAATATAATATTTTTATAATTTTGTATAAAAAATATAAAAATTTAATGAAAAAAAGTATTTAAAGACATATTGCTAATAATATATTTTTATATTTAAATTAATATAAAAAACTTAATATTTTTATTAGATAATTCTGTGTAAAAATATTTAAAAATATTTAAAAAATATATTTTAAATATTATTTTTAATTTATTTTAATTATTATATAAAAATTTAATGAAAAAAGTATTTAAAGATAATTTACTAATAATATATTTTTTATATTTAGATTAATATAAAAAAACTTAATATTTTTATAAGAGAATTCAGTTTAAAAATATTTAAAAATATATTTTAAATATTATTTCTAATTTATTTAAATTATTATATAAAAATTTAATTTAATGAAAAAAAGTATTTAAAGATAATTTACTAATAATATATTTTTTATATTTAGATTAATATAAAAAAACTTAATATTTTTATAAGAGAATTCTGTGTAAAAATATATTATAAATATATTTTAAATATTATTTCTAATTTATTTTAATTATTTTATAAAAATTTAATGAAAAAAAGTATTTAAAGACAATTTGCTAATAATATATTTTTATATTTAGATTAATATAAAAAACTTAATATTTTTATAAGAGATTTCAGTATAAAATTATTTAAATATATAAAATTTATCTATTCATTTCAGGATGGGGGAATTTATCTAAAAGATTAGTATTTCCTTGAGAACCAATATGATAAACATTATCAGAAACAGTTTTATTTTCAGGAATTGTATTAGGAATATTTGTTAAATTATTATTATTAGAAAATCCAGGTTGAGTTTGTTTAGCTTTATCAATAATATTTTGAGAAATAATACAAGAAGGACTTTCTTCATTAATTAAATATTTGAATATTAATATAAAACCAAGAGTTAAAAAGATAGATATTTTCAGATCTCTAGTAGCAACAAAAGCAATAAAAAAAACAATAGCTTTTCTAAAATAAGGATTATCAAATAAAACTTCTATACTTTTAGGTAATTCTTTTGCTAAAAATCTTCCACTTAAATTTAACATTAATATAGATAATCCAGCAAATACTTTACTATTATTTAATAATGCAATAATTTTATCAACAAATGATAAATCATTATTTTGTAAATTAATAGGTAAATTCATTAATGGAGGAGGTTGTCCTTGCATTTTTTAATTTAATATAATATATATTCATAATATTATATTTTGTTTTTTATTTAATTAAATGAATTTATAAATTTTTAATATTATCATTAATTTGTTTATCTAAATCTTCAAACATTTTTCTGATATCATTAATATCATAATTTTCTAAATCTTCTTTAGAAATAGTTTTATTATCATCTATATTAATCTTATGATCATCATTATTTATTTCATTATTATCATATGTATTATCAATATATGAATTAACAGCATTATAAGTATCTAAATTATCTAAATTTTCTATATTTTCTTCATCATCATCTTTTATATTCTCAATATTATTCTTAAGAGTTAATTTTTCAAATAAATCTTCTCCATTAGAATATCTTCGAATTAAATTATAAATATTAGAATTAAATAATATTAAAACAATGATTGCAATAAATAATATCTTTATATCTAATTTATTAAAAACAAAATAAAAAAATATTAATAATAAAATCAAAGGGACAGATTGATTATTTATTAATTTATTAAATCTATTATCATGAGATAAAAAAAATATAATAATAATACATACAATTATTACTAAAATTTGCTCCATTTATTAATCTATTTTATATATAGTATAACTATAATTTTTTAACTATTATAAACATCTTTATATTAAATTATAAAAAAAAATATATATATTAGATAATTAATAATAATTAGTAAAAATTATTTATATTAAATATATATAATTAATAAATTATTTATGAAAATTTCTTATTGTAGTCTAAATGAAGCATTCAATAATAATAATGATGTAGATGATGCAATGAATGATATGAAAAAAAAACTCAATAAATCATTATCTAATATAAATACAGATCGAGAGAATTTTTATAATGATAGTAATGATAATGATTATCAAAAAATGATAGATAAATATGTGAATAATTTTGATAATGTTATGAATTTAAAGAAAAAGAGAGATAAATTAGAAGAAATGATTAAATTAAAAGAAAATATGATAACAGATAAAAGCTTAGAAAATAAAAATGAACCAAGAGAAATACCTAAACACGATATCCCAGATTATAAAACATATAAAAATATAAGAGAGAATTTTGGTCCATTATTGAATGATAATCCAGACAACAATAATGATATAATTCTTCTTATTATATTAGGTATATTCATTATCTTTATTCTAGATTCTATATTAAAAATCAGATGTGGAAGAACAATATAAAACTAGATAACCGTAACAAATTCGAAAAAAAATTGAATATATATTTTAAAATTTTTATAAATGAATATTACACCATAGATGTCTATATATCAAAAAAAAATAGAATATATAGCTAGTTATCAAAAAACAATAGATAATATAAAAAATAATATTTCTACACCGATTATTACACATAATTATCCAGATTATCCGGATATAAAACCAAACTTAAATGAATATATTTTTATAGATAAACCATATCATTTAGAAATAATAAAAAAAAAAGAATTTGATAGAATTGATAAAAATCGTAAAATATTAAAAAATCTAAATAAGGTATTTTATAAAAATAAACTTTAAAAAAAAAAAGAAATAACGAAAGATATAAAAAATAAGAAAATATTAAATGATAAATTAAAACAAAAAAAAATAACAAAAGATATAAAAAATAACAAAAAATTAAATGATAAATTAAAACAAAAAGAAATAATAAATGATATAAATAATATGAAAATATTAAATATAAAATTGAAAGAAAGAATAGAAAAAAAAAGAAATCATATAAATAATATGAAAATATTAAGTCTAAAATTGAAAGAAAGAATAGAAAAAAAAAGAAACAAATATTTCAATAAAAAACCTAATATATTAAAACCTATTGAAAAAAATATTAAAAATACATTTAATATTTTACATTTATTTTTATAAAAACTTATATATATTATTCTAATTATAAATTTTGTATCAAAAGGTTAAATGTTATTTACCAAAATAAATACTTTTAGTAGGAACATAGTCAGTAACCATTTTAAATTTATCAGGAGTTTCATTTTTATTATGTATAGATATAGAGAAATTATCTCTTCTTTGGTTATTATTAAAATTATTTGAAGAGGAGAAGTTATTAAAAGAAGTGATAGGTTTATTTTCTAATAAATGATTATGTCTAAAATCATTGATAGAAGCAATAGGTTTTTCAATAGTTTTTCTAAAACCAGAATACATAGAATCTTCAACAAAATCCCATTTAATAACAATATGATTAGGTTTAATATATTCAGCATTGAATCCATTTTCATTAAGATGTTGAATAACATATTTAGCACAATTATCTTTTTTAAATAAAGGATGTCCAAGAATATATTCAGGAATTTGAAAAACACAAAAGGTGCTATCATTATCAGAACAATTTTTAATTAATAAATAACATTTTTGTAAAATAACTTTATAAGTATGATATTTTAAGCGATCTCTTTCTATTTTATTTTGTTGTATTTGATTTAAATTAATAGAATAAAAATCATCCATTATATTACTATATTAATATAAATAAACAATATTTTTTATTTATACATTTATCTTAGCATATAAAAGTAAGTATATAAAATATTAATATTATAAAATATTAATATAATGTTTGATACATTGATATTAAGTGGTGCTGGTATGGAAATAGGTTTTACAATAGGATGTTTAAAAGTATTGGAAGAAAATAATTTATTAAAGAATTTTAAAAATTATTATGGAGTATCAGCAGGTTCAATAATATCATTATTATTATTAATAGAATATGATATAAAAATAATAGAGAAATTATTTAAAGATATAAATTTTAATAATTTGATAGATCCAAATTTAAATAGGTTATTTGTAAATTATGGATTTGATAATTTTAATAATTTAGATAAATTAATTAAAATAATATGTAAAAAAAAGAATATAAATGAGAATACAACATTTATTCATTTATTTAATAAAACAAATAGATTTTTAAATATTTCAGGAACAAATAAAGGAACAGGTAATATAGAATATTTTAATTATTTAAGAACACCAAATATGAATATATTTGTAGCAATAAGAATATCATGTGCAATTCCATTTATATTTACACCAGTAGAATGGAATAATACAATATGGTTAGATGGTAGTATTAAAGAGAATTTTCCATATAATTTAAGTAAAAGTAAATATAAATTAGGTATTTTAATAACATCATTTAAAGAAAAAAATCTAGAAGAACTTAAAAAAGAGGATTTAAAGGATTATATATTATCAACATTAAGTTTAATATCATCAAGTGATTGTGATAAATATGAAAAATATAAAAATGAGAATGTAGTTTGTAATTATAATAATTATGAAAATATAGTAAATTTTAATAAAAATACAGATAATAAGAATGAAAATATACAATTTGGAATTTATAAAATGAATGAATTTTTAAAAACATATTATAAAAAACAACAAATTAAATATTATATAAAAAAATATATTATAAAAAAGAATAAAATTAATTTGAATGTATAGCTTTATTAACTAAATAACTAAAATATAACATAATATAATTAGGAGTATAAATAGAATATGGGTTATCAATACCATAAAAATTAATAAAATTATTAGGATTAAAATTTTCTAAAATATTTTTTAAATGATTATAATTTTTATATAAAATGATTTTATCTCCTAAAATATTAATATGTTCTCTTTCTAATGAATATGCAAAACTAATAATAGGTTTATTACATAAAGCAAATTCAGCTATACTAAAACCAAAAGTTTCACCTCTTAATCTAGCATGAAGGAATGCATCACAAGTATTGATAAAAGCTCTTTTGAATTTTAAATTAGTATTTTTATTAATAAAGATACAATATTTAGAATCAGTAAATTTATCAGTATTCATAAAAAGAAAATAAGTATTAGTTTTATTCCAATTATTGATTAAATCTTTAACAAATTTAATATCAAAAGTATCATTAGCACCATATCTACCAAATACAATAGCATTATCAGGAATTTTAAATATTTTTCTAAGATTAGTATTAATAGATTCAACATTGACAATATAAGGTAAAACAGGGAAATTAGTTTTATAAATAGTATTAATAGTTTTACCAATAACAGTAAAAATAGTTCCATGAGGTTGTGAAGGATTAAAAACACAATGTATAATACTTTTACATAAAGTAGGTTCAATATTTTCAATCAATCCAGATTTTTCAAAAAAAATTAAATCAATTTTATAATCAACAACAATTTTATCAATTTGATTAACAGATTTTTCTTTAAGAAAAATAATAGAACTAAATCTTTTAGAGAATTTAATAAAAATATCATGATCAATAATTTTATTTGTAATAATAATAGATTTATTATTTAATAATATTTCATTAAAATGTGCATAATCATATAAACCAATTTCAGTTCCTCTTTCTCCTAATTGATTAGAATAAAAACCAATAGTTATCATGAATATAATTATATAGTAATGATATATCTTTATTATAAAATAAAAAATTTAATATTATAATAAATCAATAGCTAATTCAGTTAAAATATCTTCTCGTAAATGATTTCTAATTTTTTTTAATTTTTCTCTTTTAGTAAAATTATAATTATTTCTATGAGTAAATAGGGCAAGAGATAATATAATTAAAATAAGAAAATAAAATAAAATTCTATAAGATATAAACATTTATAATAATTGATAATATTTTATAATAAAAATAAATTTATTATAAAAAAATTTTAATTAGTAATAGAATCAATAATAGATATTACATATGATCTTCCATATATTTTTTTAAGTCATTATAATCACGGTCACCATTATAATCTTCATAATTTTCAACATCATTTAATCCAGCTTTATAAAGACGAATAGTAGGGAAACCTTGAACATTATGTTTTTCAGCTAATAATTTACCATCAGGAGTAGTAGAATCAATTAATACAACTTTATATTTAGTTCCCATATCTTGCTTAAGTCTATCCATATGAGGCATTAAAGATTTGCAATGAGGGCACCAAGGAGCATGGAAAACAACAAGGGCAGGAGAATTATCATTTTTACTATCAAAAGTTTCTAAATTAACAGATCCTTGTAAATTACCAATTTGACCACTAACAGTAGCCCTTAAAAGAGGAGTAGTTCTAGGGACAAAAATAGCAACAATAATAATAACAACGCATACAACCATTAAAAGTTGATATTCACGAGACATCTTTAAGAAATTAAGATTCATTTTATATTTATATTATTTAATAATATTTTTTTATTATAAATAAATCATAATAATATTTTGCATATAAAAAAATTTATCAATACATTTAAATATTAACAAATAGTCTTTAAATACGTTTTTTATATAATTTTTATATGTAATATATAAAAAAATTTATCAATACGTTTAAATATTACTAAATAGTCTTTAAATACGTTTTTTTATATAATTTTTATATGTAATATATAAAAAAATTTATCAATACGTTTAAATATTGTTAAAAAG